TTCTTTTGGTCTAATAGCTCGTTGGTAAGAGCGGCTGATTTGTAACCAGCAGGGTGAAAGTTCGAATCTTTCTTAGGCCACCATAATTTGAAGTGTTTGGAGTGATATTGAAATGGCAGAAGCAAAGAAGTCTGCCCCAAAGACGCCACGCAAGAGGGACTTGCTTCGTGATTTCAAGTCTGCCCAAGCGCGGCAGCATAGAACGCGAACGCCGCAAAAGATTTGCAGTCTGTGCAATGAATCAAAGAAAATCACGGAGTTTTACAAAGTGAATACACCATTGTCTTCAGACGGGCTGTCTCTGTTCTGTAAAGAGTGTACTATCAAGCAGTGTATTGATAAGGATGGTATTCTTGACCTTGAACGGTTTAAGGTCATTTTGCGGCAGATGGACAGACCGTTTATTCAGACGGTTCTGGATGCGGCGGTGTCTGAGTATGAGAACAGGTGGATCCCCTTGGGTGGCGGTGAGGTTAATCAGACACCCATCGTTACTATGTACTTCAAGAATATCTCAAGTTTGCCTCAGTATGCAAAACTGAATTATGCGCAGGGTGAAATTTACAATAAGATTAAAGCCGCCGGAACAGACGTCAAGGCGGCAGAAATCCCCGTGTTTGATGACAACGGTGTCCCGAAATCGCGTTCTAAGTCAAAGAAGAATATAAGGGATAACGAGCGCATATTTTTAGGTGACGTTGATGAGAGTGATGATGATTTTGAGGTAACAAAAGAGATTGTTGAACAGTTCGGCTCCGGCTTTACAAAAGCAGAGTATCGGGCAATGCAGAAAAAGTATCAGTTTCTGCTGGAGAGTTATCCTGAAGTCAGTACTCTGCACAAGGAAAGCCTTACGCTGTATTGCAAATACAGAGTCAAGGAGGAATTTGCCATTATGGAGGGCAATGCAGACGCTGCTGAGAAGTGGGCGTCTCTTGCCAGTAAACAGGCCGACAAGGCAAAGATTAATCCCTCTCAGTTGACACAATCTGACTTGCAAAACGGTGTTACGAGCATTTCAGAATTGTTTATGCAGTTGGAGCGGGCAGAAGATATTTTGCGGGTTCTCCCCAAGTTTAAGTTTGCTCCGAATGATTCTGTGGACTTTTTGATCTGGGAATACATCAATTATGGGCGTAGGCTCAAAGGTGAGCCGGATGTTGACTATGAGGATATTTGGGCGTTCTATGATGAGCGAAAGAAAGCTTATCTGGAGCAGACCGGAGATCCCTATGGTCTGTTCGATGAAGACCCTACGGAAAAGAACCGTCAGAAAATCAAGAAGTTTGTGACCATCCCAAAGGAGTATGAAGATGGGACGGAGGAGTAATGCTGTAAATGCGGCACGCCTTAAGAATAAGATGGAAACGCAGTTTTCTAAGCCAATATCGGCGACAGAGGCTTATGTGGAAAAGAACAAGGATAACATTCGGAATCTGCGATCATGGGCGTTGTGGTATCCTGACTTGTTCCTTGATTTGCTTCGTCCTTCATCTGGTGGATTGCGCCTGCATATGGATCAGCGTGTGTCAATGCGGTGTGATTCTCGGTTCTTTGGGTATTATGGATGCTTTCCCCGTGGTTCAAGCAAGAGCCTGAATCAGATCCTCGTTTGCATCGTGCTGTGTATTGTTTATCCTGGAATCGAGATTGCTGTTTCAGCGCAAACAAAGGAAAATGCCATCGCCTTGCTAACGGACAAGGTGAATGAAGCGTTGAAATGGTATCCTGCGCTTCAGGATGAAGTGCGTGTTTGGAAGAGCAATAAGCTTGAAGTTCAACTGATTTTCAAGAATAATGCGCGTATGACTGTCCTGGCAAACTCGCAGAGCAGCAAGGGTATGCGTCGAACGCGGTTGAGGATCGAAGAGGCCGCATTGTTAAAGTCAGATGTTTATGAAGACGCGCTTCGCCCCATAGTTGCCGTCCCGAGACTGACCATTGGAGAATATGCAGTGGTCAATCCTGAAGAGTTGTCAGGGCAGATAAACTTTTATACTACGACTGGGTTCAGGGGTTCGGACGAGTTTAACCGGGTCACACAGATGTATGATGATATGCTTGAATTAAAGGGAGATATTGTCTTGGGCGCGGATTGGATGCTGCCGTGTTGGTACGGCAGGACAGCGTCTAAGGCAGAGATTCTGAAAATTAAGGCTTCATCCTCCCCTATGGCTTTTGCCATGAACTATATGGAAGAATGGGTGGGCGTTGCAACGGGTGCGCTTGTATCTATCAATAATCTGTTGAAGTGCAGGAATATGTTGCACCCGTGTTTCAGCGCACAGCCAGAAGACGAAATCGTTATCGGCGTTGACGTTGCGCGAAGCGAAGCGGACGCAAACAACCGCAGCGCAATCGTTGTTACGCGTATTAAGAGGAACCAATATGGACGCCCGTCTTCTATCGACCTAATCAATATTCTCGGCGTTTCAAACGCCTTGAGCTTTGAGGATCAGGCGTTGATGGTAAAGCGGATTAAAGAGCAATACTCAAATGCCGAAAAGCTTAATGTCGTGGTCGATGCTAACGGCGTTGGTGCGGGTCTGGTTGATGCATTGTTGCAGCCGACTTATGATCCGGAAAAAGATATTGAGTACCCATCTTGGAATACCATGAACACGGACAGTGAGCCGTATAACCCTACTGAGGCAGAAGAAATCTTGTATGCGCTAAAAGCACAGGGCATACAGTCTAAGATTCTGTCTGACTTTGTCGGTGCGGTGGACAGTGGTGTGTTGCGGTTATTGGAACAAAAGCAATATGACCTGATCGCGGCAGAACAGGATGATGAGTATAGAGGTCGTTTCAGGCCGTTTATTGAAACAAATTTGCTCGTTGATGAAATTGCGAATCTGAAGGTTGAGCCTGGCGTTCGCGGGATCGGCATTCGTCAAGCCGTTTCAAGAGTCAATAAGGATAGATTTTCTGCGTTGTCTTATGCAATTTACTATGCAATGGACAAGGCAGAGGGGCTTTCGGATATGTCGGAAGAGTTTGATAAGTTGTTTGCGTTCAGGGCACCCAAATTGCGTTTATAAGAGAAAGGAGGGGTTTTGTTGCCAGAAGAAATTATGGAGGCTAAACAGGATAATCCGGGCGAGATTACCGAGGAGCAACTGACAAGCCTGTTTAACTACACGCTTGCCCAACGGTATCGGAACATTCTGCGAATTGACAGAAATCTCCCGACTCTTGGAAACGGTGGATTTACCAAAGACAAGATATACAAGTGGCTGAAAGACCCGGTGATGTGTGAAAAGCATTTGCGGAGAGCCTCTCGGTTCTTGTTTAATTCAAACGGGCAATATCGGCGGCTGTGCAATTATCAGCCGAATATGGTCAAGTTTTCTTATGTGATTGTTCCTGACTCTGATTCTCCTCGTGATGAACAGAGCGTGGAAGCGTATAAGTCGGACTACATGGCTCTTGCGTATATGCTGAATTATATGAACATCCGCACGGAGTTCAATAAGGTTCTGTGCCGCGCAACAGTAGACGGTGTTGCCTATGCGTATACTAAACAGAGCAAGAACACCTTCTGCGTGTATATGTTGCACCCGGATTATTGCAGAATGTCAAGCCTTGACGGAACCGGGTGTATTCGGTTTGAGTTCAACTTTGCTTACTTTGACCGCCTGACCATTCAGGACAAAGACGCACTGTTAGAGTCTTATGGCAGTGAGTTTATTGAGAAGTATGAGAAATATCATACGGGTCAGAAGGGGCGTTGGCAGGAAATCGGAGAAGACGGAATTTGTGTCAAGTATCAGGAAGACACGTTGGAATATGCCATTCCCCCGTATATTGCTGTATTGGATAATCTGCTTGATCTGGATGACTATCGGCGGCTTGCAAAAGCAAAAGAAGAAAACGGCAACTATAACCTGTTGAATTTTGAGATCCCGACTAACAAAGACGGAAAGATTCTCATGGATTTGAAACTTGTTCAGAAGTTTATTGAACAGGCATCCAGTGAAGTGCCGGACACTATCGGCGTATTGTATTCTCCGATGAAGGTTGAGAAGTTCAATTTCGCCAAAGAGAATGTCTCAGAGACCAATGCGGTCAATGCTGCTGTGGAGCAGTTTTGGCAAGCAAGCGGTGTCTCTGAATTGCTGTTTGGTTCTGGCAAGTCTTCTTCGAATGCTTTGAACAAGTCAATCATTGCGGATGAAATCAATATCTATCCGCTTGTTCGGCAGATTGAGCGGTGGATTAACCGCAAACTTGCGTTGCAGCGCAGGAAGAATAAGTTCAGGATAAAGTTCTTAGATGTTACTTCTTTTAATGATTCTGACGTGTTTGATACTCTTCTTCGTGCCGGAAACGCAGGTGTGCCCGTTAAGAGTGCTGTTGCAGCAACGCTTGGATTTACTCCGTATGAGATTCTTCAGTTGTCTGCCTTGGAGAACGACGTCTTGCATATGCGGGACGAGGTCTACAATGAACCGTTACTGAGTTCAAGCCAGATGTCAAGCAATCCTGAAGACAGCGAGGGCGGGCGTCCAAAGATGGATGCGGATGATTTGAGCGATGAGGGCGAAGCCGCAAGAGACGGCGAGAAAAACATTCGGGAGTGATGAATTTGTTCATCAAGGTTGAATCTAAAAGTGCCGCAGAAGAGCTTAAGACAATGGGTTTTAATTATGTCACTGAAGTTATAAACAGCAAGACATTTTATTGTTTCGAGTTCAAGCCTGAACTGGCACAGATTATTATGGCTAAATTTGCGGATGAGCGTTTGATGGTTGACGATCGTCTGCATTTTTAGAATACAAGGACAACGCTGGGAAGAAATGAGGTGAGAGATGAATATGGAGAGAATGTCTGTTCCTGTAAGTATGCGGTTTGAGGAGCAGAGTCCCGTAAATTCGAGCTTTACAAGGTATCAGTGTCGTATTCTTGCATTGGGTAAGAATCAGAATGGTTCTTATTTTAGCCGTGACGTTGTAGAGGCGGCGGTTGATAAGTTTAAGAATATCCCTATTACGGCTTTTGTATATGACGGAGAAGACGGCGAGAAACATATTGCCGGTCATGAGATGCGTCTTGTTGAAAGAGACGGAGACTATCAATGGCAGACAAGGTGTGTCCCGTACGGTGTTATTCCGGCTGACGCAGAGTTTGTATTTGAGGATGTTACTGAAGAAAACGGATCTGTCGCTACTTATTTAACAACTTCTGCTATCCTGTGGACAAAGAAGTATCCTGACATTGTCGAGGCGGCGTATTCAGGTGATAAGTCTTATTGGGCGTCTATGGAGATTCAGGTAGACAAAATGCAAAAGCTCAAAGAAGATGAGCGGTATTTTGAAATTCTTGAGTTTACGCCCGACGCATTCACGCTGCTTGGAAAGTCAGACGATCCTGATTATAATGTTCCCCCTTGTTTTCCCAGTGCGGGGTTAGTCCCCTACTCTCTTAATGAGCAATTCAGCACTCTCATGGAAGAGTTTAAACTGGCTCTGTCTGAGTGCTTTGCGAGAGATAATGGAGGTGAACAAGGTACAATGGAACAGGAAGCTATGAATCAGGAATCAGTTGTGGTTGAAGAGTTTTCTACAACTGAAGAGGTTGTGGAAGAACAGTTCAATTCAGAGGAACAGCCGGAAACAGAAGAGGTTGAAGCGGGTGTCGATACGCCTGAAATCCCTGGGCGGTTTGCAACAAACAACGCAAAGCGCGAGGCTATTATGTCTGCTGTCTGCGGCTTGAACGAGGAAGATAAAGACGAGTATGTGTGTTATTATCTGTGTGATTTTGATGATAATTATGCATATGTAATCCGTGAGAAATATTCCCGTGAAAATGATGAATACACTAAGTCTGTTGGTCGCGTCCCCTATGCTATGGCTGACAGCGGAGATTTCATTGCCGTTGAAATTACGGGTGGTTTTGAAGAGATGTATGCCCGTTGGCTGACCAAGGAAGAGTTGGACAGAATTGACGGTGTTGCGGTCGCTTTTGAACAGTATAAGGAAACGCATTCTGTTGAGGACACAGAGGTTGAAGAGTTGCGCAAGTTCAAGGCAGAACGTCTTGAGGCAGACCGCAGGGCGGCGGTTAATGCTGTCGTTGAGCAGTTTTCTGATCTTGACGGTAACGCAGAGTTCAATGAGTTGAAGAGTTCTGCAATGGACATGGATATTGCAGACTTTGAAGAAAAGTGCTTTGCGCTTCGCGGCAAGATGATGAAGCCTAAGGCAAAGACGGCTTTGCGTGTGCCCATTGTCAAGGAGAATGAAAAGATGGGCGACGAACTTTATGGCGGCGCGTTTACTGTTTATGGCTATAAGCGCGGTGAATAAAGATGGCAAACGCTTATCCTATTGTCATTCGTGAGTTGCCGTCGAATGACCCCGTGAATTATCGCTTTGCAAAAATGGCAACTACTGTATGCAATGGCGTCCTTGTGACTATCCCAAACAGGGAAGCCACAAGGGATATATATGTCGCGACTCTTGCCGATAAAGATACTGAGGGTATTGCAAGTGCAGAGCTTTGGATGGTAACCGGCGTTGAGTTGTCTTATGAAGCGGGCAAAATGACCGGGGACTATATTAATTCTGCAAATAAGCCCTTCAGGATTGAGCGCATTGCGGCTGGCGGCATTTATGCTGTTTCGCTTGATGGGCTTGGCATTGCTCTGGGTCAAACGGTTGCACTTGGTGATGCGGTGTGTGTGGGCGATAACGGCGTAATGAATGTTGTTGCGGCGGCGAGTGTGTCAGATGAGCGAGTTGTCGGATGGGTTGTAAATCTGTTTGAACGCGGCGGCATTAACTTTGCGGCGATTCGATTTATTCCCGCGAGTGGAGACGGTTCTGGTGGTGGAGGATCGTTTGGGCTTGTTGTGCCGTATTATTCGTATGATGAAGCCACTAATGAAATGAAGTGCAATATGTCATTTGACGATGTTATGTCTGCTGTTATAAACGGAACCTGTGTGTCTGCAAGTGCTATGTTTAACGGTCAGGACGCGCCGACGTATCTTCAGTTATCGAATTATAATAATGTCGAACCAGATTATAGGGGCGTATTGTTTTCAAGTATTAGGGCTGCTATAGGGCAGTCCAAGGTTTTTTATCTGATGCTTTACCATAGCCAACAAAGTGGCATTCAGATCAGTGAGGCAAATTGGGCGTTAACTTAATTTGTAATTATTATCTATAAGGAGCGTGATTTAAAATGGCAAATACTTATCCTATTGTTATTCGCGAACAGCCGTCTAATAATCCCGTGGATTATCGGTTCGCAACGCTTGAGGCCGCTGCCAACAATGGCATCCTCGTCAAACTCGCGGCTAAAGAATCTACCCGTGACGTGTATGCGGCGACCACTACCTTTACCCCTGCCAGTGATGAACTGTGGCTGGTAACGGGCGTTGAGCTTCAGTATGAAGCGGGTAAGACCATTGGTGATTATCAGAATCCCGCAAACAAGCCGTTCCGCGTTGAGCGCGTCAAGGCTGGTGGCATCTATGCCATTTCTGCGGATGGGCTGACCAACGGTGCTACTTGCACGACCGGGCAGCTTGCTCTGGCTGTAACGGGCGGCAAGATTAAAGTCGCGGCGAGTGCCGGTTCTGGCGAGTCTGCCATCGGTACGGTTGTTGACAAGTTCACTCGTGGCGGCATTGCGTTTGTTTCTATCCGCTTCGACGCGTAATTGATTGATACTGTAAGAAAGGAGTGACACATAATGGAACGTAAAGAAATTGTACGCCTCGCAATGGATAATTATCACAATACTGTTCAGGGCAATTTCTCCAAGGAAGAGACCAATGACGTCCTGCGCAACGCTCTGATTGATGCCAATAACGGCAAGACCTATCTGGACATTCGTGACGTGCGTGACGGCAAGTGCTCTGAGGTTTTTGCTGTTATTGAAGAGGTCATGACCAACGTCAAGAATGAAATCATGACTCAGGATCCCTATATCACTCGTCTGGTTGAGTATCGGAATGTTGCCTTTGGCGACGCTCTGGATATTGTCGTGCCGGAGTCTCAGTTGTTTGTCGTGTCCACCATTGGTGGCGGCTCTCAGGCTATTCGCCGTCAGCGTCTGGCGGGCGGTCAGTCTATCCGCGTGAATACAAGCTGGAAAGCCATTAAGATTTATGAGGAAATCGAGCTGATTCTTGCCGGTCGCGTGAACTTTAATGAGCTTATTGACCGTGTCGCAAGGTCTTTCCGCGCTAAGGCTTATGCTGACATTGCCTCTGTGTGGGAGAGTGCGCTTGGCGGTCTGACCACCCCGTATGCTTATAGTGGCTCTTGGGATGAAGAAACCATGATGACCATTATTGAACACGTTAAGGCTGAGAGCGGCTCCAATACCGCCATGCTGATTGGTACGGCAATCGCCCTGAATAAGGCCGTTGCTACTCACGATACCTATTATCAGGGTGCGCTTGAGGATGAGTTTAAGATGGGCTATTCTGGTATGTTTAACGGCAATCCGAAGTATGCCATTCGCCAGGCTCATGTGCCGGGAACGACCACCTTTGCTTTCAACAATGACAAGATCGGTGTTATCGCGGCTGACGTGAAGCCCATCGTTTATGTAACCGAGGGTCAGAGCCTGATCCTGCCTCGCAGCTATGCGGATAATGTTGACCTGACTCAGGAATACCTGATGATGGAGAAGACCGGCGTTGCGTCTCGTATTGCTGCGGCTGATGGTTGCTACGGCCTGTATACCATTTCGTAATCTGATTTGAAGGGAATGATTCTTCGTGGCAACAGCTACGACTACTAAAAAAGCGACTGCACCCAGAGCCATCAAAAAGGCTCCGGGTGCTTCTTCTGTAAGTGAGACTCCCGTTGTTGTTGAAGAAAAGAAGCCCGTAGAACTTACGCCGAATATGCTCGTGCCGTGCGTCAGTATGGTACGAAGCGGCAAGTTGATTTATGTCAGCCATCGCACAATTGGATACAAGATTCTTTGGAATTCATTCGGAGAAATGCAGTATGTAGAGCTTGGCGAACTTGTTGCCATGAAGTCTACTGACTTTGCATTTTATGAGAAGAATTGGATTTCAATCCCGGATTCTTATGAATTGAAGCAGGAAGTCATAGAGTATCTTGGTGTCGGTCGTTATTTGAAAGATGCGGTTGATGCCGATGCCATTGACGAACTGCTGCGTTCATCGGCAGGGGATATTATTGATAAGGTTTCTGCCTTGCCCCAAGGATCAAAGGGTGCTGTGCGTACGGTGGCTGAACGGGCGATTGCAAACGGCACAATGGATTCGCTTCAGAAGATTCACGCGCTTGAACTTGCACTTGACTGCAAACTGATTTGATGTAAGCGGAGGTGAGATCGTAT